GCAATCAAACCACCAACTAAACCTCTATTGTATGCTGGTCTATATAAATTATAATCTAACGCAGAAAATAATGCCGATCGTTGACCATTACCTGTATTTGCGACAAAAACTTCAGAAGGACTTCTGTACTTATTTAATACTGGAGCTAATAAACCACCTGTTAAACTATTAGCAACCCCTAAAGCCGCTTCTGTTTGTGGTTTATTGATTGGGTTGTCATCATCAAAATAATCCCCCGGTATAAAAGACACAGGGAAATAAGTACCTGTAAGTCTGTTAGCCAAAGATACAGTTGCCAACACAGGATTTTCTGGAACAGTAATTTTCCAATTCCTTATAAAAAATGGTTGTTGTCCTGTTGCCAATAAACTTGCAGAAAGAGGATCACTTATAGTATCCAAATTTATTGCCCCGATAGTTGCTTGTTGTATTTCTTGTGCGACTCTTTCATCAAAAGCAAATTTTAGTTGACTAGCCCCAATTTTAGCTAAGAATGTATCAGAAGATAAAGGTCCGTTAGATCCAACAGGGTCGTCTTGGAATATAACATTAAATGTCGGGTATGATGAATAACTATAATATGACGGATCCCAATATGGTTGGTATATATTACCGGCATTTTGTATATCCGTAATTATAACTAAGTCTTTATATCCTCCTGATGGTCCCCATTTATTTGTAACGTATGCGGACTCAATAAAGAACTCGTTTATAATATCTAAATCGGTTCCGTTTTTTGGGTAATAAGGACCTTGATTGGTTCCTTCAGGATTGTTTGTTGATGGTGTAAAATTAACACCAATAGGTGAACCAAATCCACCATCAGGACCATACTCGTTTAAAGGATAAAGATCTTTTGCAAATAAATTAGTTGAAACATAATTATTAGGTGAGTCAATAACATTGGTCACCGTTAGATTAGTTTCGTAATTGATTGGATTTCCAGGTGATGTGTAACTACCTGGCACGCTATATGGTGTTAGGTTTCTAACTAATAGTTGTTTTCTAAATGTTTCCGAATTCCCAAAAGATAAAAAACTTTCAGCCATACTTTTTTATTTTATAAATAGAGTTAGTGTGGGTTTTTACAAATAAAATCATGGGGTTTTGGTTCCTTGTGCGGTTTGTGGTGCGTTTTTATTTTCAACCGCTTCTTTTAATAATGCCTTACCTTCAGCACTTTGAGTTAAATACTTAACTATTTTATCTTGTACAGCATTTAAATCCATATCTTTAACATTTGCATCTCCTGTAATATTCATATTAAGATTTATATCTGCGGTTGTTTTAGTTTCTACGGGTTTTGAATAATTTTCTTTTATAACATTGGATACATTTGCAAATGTCTCTTGAATATACTTTGTTTGGTTTGTGACAAAATTTTCCTCCTGAGCCTTTAAATTTGCAAATAAATCTTCTACTGCCTTTTTTTGACCAGCTTCATCACCTCTGATTGCTGCGGTAATAACATCTTCAATAGGTTGTCCAATACTTTCAGCGCCTTTTCTGAAATCTTTTGTTTCAGCTCTTGACCCATAATCTTTTGAGATCTGACCTGAAACACCACTTAAAGTTCCAACTAATTTTTCAATAGGCTCCGCTGTTGCAGTACCAAAAGCGGCGGCCGCCTTTACCCCGTTTATTCCTGAATTTATTTGTTGTAATTGAGTTAATTGATCGTAGGCTAATTCCTCAACTGATTTTGCTTGTTGTGTTTGAGACTCTTTAAGTTTTTGAATATCTTCAGGTGTTAATTGATCCACTTGTTTTAGTAAAACTTCACCAGTTTTTTCGTCTTTTACATTTACAGTTGCGACTCCTCCTTTCATCTGAGCCATACCCGCAATTAACTGTTTTGTTTCTTCATCACCTTCAGCAAAACTTGGTAGTTTTAATTGTGAAAGTTTTTTGTCAAATTCTGCAGACTGAATCGACATTTTTGCCAACTCGTCGGCATTCATACCTAATGCTCCCGCAACTTCTTTTAATCTTCGTTTAGCACCAGGCATAATTTCAAATTTACCAGATTGTTCATTAAACTTGGTAAATTCTTTTGAGATGTTTAACATTTCGTTTTGTAGAGCTTCAGGGTCATTTTGAGCCATGTCCATTGCACGTAATGGATCAAGAAGTGCACTTGAGGTAACTCCAAGTCTTTGTAAACTAGCGGCCATGTCAATTGCTTTATCAGGGTCCATTAACTCATCGGCCTTTTGTAAAACTTTACCCATATCAACACCCAATCTTGCCGCTTGAGCCGCCATTCTAGTAAGTCCCTCAACTCCTCCTTGGAAGTTCATTGTATTCAATTTGTTCAAGTTAGCCAATACTCCTGTTGATACTGCGGATACTGAAACACCCACGTTTCTTGCGTAATTAGCAACCTCCTTCATTTGATCTCCAGCATCGTAAACAGAAACACCTACTTCTCTAAATTTTGCCGCTAATTGACCAGCATCAGTTCCTGAGATTTTTGCTGCTGCGGACATTTCAACAATAGCCTCAGTACCCATACTTACAGCACCTCCCATTGCGTCCGCAATTTTAGTATAGTTTGCTGCAGCTTCAGTCTGATCAATACCTAATTTAACAAGAGTTGGTGAAGCATCCGCAATTACTTGCCTAAACTCTTCCATTCTACCTTTAGCAATACCAAAACTATTACTTACACTTGTTGCTTGTTCATCTAAGGTAGTGAAAACTGATTGATCAGCAAGACCTTGAGCGGTAGCTTGCATTACCCCACTCATAGCTTGTTTAATTTGTGCTGGATTATACCCTATTTGTTGTACGTATTCTTGCTTATAATTACCTTGGGCAGCATCTAAACCCAACTCCTTTGTGAGTTGAGCTAAAAGTTCTTTTTTGGTTTGTTCTACCGACTTTTGTTGGTTGTTCCCACCTGTGTTTTGTCCAGTATTTGATGCTTCGTTTCCTGCCATTATAAAATATTACTTTAAGATAAATATTTGATTATTGATTTTGGATTTCCTCAACATGTTTGTTAATTAAATATTTTCTAATGTAAGTTGGCATAGACATGAACTCAGAATATTGGGTTCTAAAAATTTTTGAGAAATAGTAAAATTCATCTAATAAAGATGCCTTATACTGATAGGAAAGGCCGAAAAAATTCCACCCCAAAAGTAATGTCAACCATTACTCTTTCTCCTGACGGGGCTATAACTTCTTTTCTAAGGTCTAATCTTGGTTCATTATCGAAAATAAACCTTCTAATAAATTTTGAATCCCCAATTGGCATGGATTCAACAAAAACTGCAATTTTGTTTTTATCAACATCACCTTCAATTGAGTGGATTTGTTTAATTAGTTTTGTAGTTACAGATGGTGCAACTCTTTCGTTAGGATAAGATTTTAATATTCTATCAATTTCTATTCTTTCCGAAAGGTTTAATATTTTAAGAGCGACTTTAGTTTTACTAATTGGAAGTTCTACGTTAAACACTCCGTTTTCATCAGGTGTATGTTCAGTTTTTTTATAATTTAATTCATCTAACAAAATTGAAGCGGTAAACAAGTCCCCAGTTTTAGGGTCTGTAACACTAACTTTGTACTCAGGACCAAATGCGGTGTTTCGTAAAAACAAAAGAATTGCCTCAACATCACCATCTAATAATTCTTCAGGTCTTAAATCTCTTTCATAAAGTTTATTTCTCAACACAGGTAAAATAATACCATCAGTAATGTTTTTAGATATATCAAAATTTGATAGTATATTCTCATCTGACGCCGTTAAATAACCAATCTTAACACTTTTCTTTTTTGATTTATAATATAAACCTTGTGAAGGTAATTCGATTATATCGTGAGGTAAGTTAAACCCCATTTGTCCTGCTTCATAAACATTATTTTCCATAAAATAAATTCTTTTTCTTAAAAATAAAAAAAGACCGTAACTAGTAAAGTATACGGTCTTTTATATTATAAACGTTTTTTTTTTCTTAGTATACCAAGATACATCTATCCATTTGCATTTGACAAGTGATACCTGCGATATTGTCAGAGTTGTATGCTAAAGAACCTCCATCATAACCTAAAAGGAAAGCTCCTTCTAAAATCCATTTTTCCACAACAACACCTGTTGGGTCTAACATCTCAAGGTCAACATTCTTTTTGTATCCCGCAGCATAACCCATACGTCCTGTTACTGATTCAGCACATAAACGAATCCATTCCATAATCGCTTGTGAAGCTGAAGGTCCGATAGGGTCACGGAATTTAACTGAAACAGCATCCCATTTGAATCTTCCCGCAACAAAGGTTGAAGTATTTAAAAATTCAATCTCTTTTGATGCGATAGTAAGTTTTGGTCTTGAAGTACTTTCTACATACCACTCGTTTATACCAAGTGATGAAGGAAATCTCAAAATCCATCGGTTCTCCCTTTTCGGTTCGTAAGGGATCGGCATTTTCATTAACAAATCAGCCATATCTTATTTTTTTT